AGAAAGATGAAGGGAACGAGTGGTGAAAAGTGGGGAAAAGTAGAGAGGGGATTGATGCAGGTCTACGACCGACCACACCCACGAAAAAAAGCATACGTTCAGTACACGAAAAGTTTACCTTTTTCTACAGCAAACGACCTGAATACGTTCAGTAAACGAACGCCTAGCCGACATAGAATAGATACTCTACTTGAGCGCCTACCTATAGACAAAACGCTAAAAAGTTTGAACGTAACGCGCTGATTACGAGGGGGTTGGGTTTGCGATTCGGTTTCGGAGTTGGTTCGTCAGCGTCGCTCTTGTATAATTCTCCCCACGGTACCTAGAACTCGTACGAATTAAAAAAGTATCCATCACCCACCTACTACTATATGTGTTTCTAAAACGTGAAAACAACAGTAGAATACTGTATACGAGCAGTTAAATGAGTATTCTTGTGGATAGGAACTGCTTGGACACACGCCTCCTGTATTCAAGTGCTTTGCGTAGTGGCTGTCGCCCTATTTTTGCAGAGGCGGACTGTCGCTTTTGGGCTGTCCGCCTATGCATCGGTCCGTAGTTACGTCTATGTTACGTTGCGTATACTATTGTTCGTCTGCGTGCCCTTGCACTACAGGGGCAAAGTTACACAAAAAAAATGACATAATCAATAGTGTGTAATACATAGTACCGACATAATCACCTATCGTATACAATCATTATCTTTGTTCTATGGAATTTCTCAAGGACATCTTGCAGGTAGAGTTTTCACCTACCGAGTACATCAAGGAGGCTGCTCCGAAGAAGCAGATTTACCTACACCACACCGCAGGTAACTCAAGTGGGGTATCTACATTCAAGCAGTGGGATACCGACTCAAGAGGTCGTATCGCAACGTGTGTTTGTATCAGCGGAAAGGGAGCTAAGGAAGGAGATGGACGCATCGTGCAGGGATTCCCATCTAAGTACTGGGCCTACCACTTAGGTGCTAAGGCTGAAATCTTCAAGGGGTACGGTGTCCCACACAAGGTGCTCGATAAGATTTCTATCGGTATTGAGATTTGTGCTTGGGGACAGCTAGAGGAGCGTGGCGGTAAGTACTACAACTACGTCAATCGTGAGGTGGCCAAGGAGGATGTATGTACCCTTGATTCCCCGTACAAGAAGCATATCCACTTCCACAGATACACCGATGAGCAGATTCGCAGTGTTGAGAATCTCTTGAAGTACTGGAATGAGATTTATGATATCCCGCTGGACTATCGTGAGGAGGATATGTGGGATGTATCTATGAATGCACTGAATGGTGTCGCAGGAGTATATACGCACAACTCAGTACGTAAGGATAAGATTGATATCTTCCCACAGCCCGAGATGATTCAAATGCTTAAGGGACTGTAAGATGATAGCAGTTAAACGACCAGTTGACCCCGTAGGCCAGAAGGCTGAGGTTCGCCCTGACAACAGAGCGAAGTTGGTTAAGTTTGATTGGAGTAAAATTTCTAAAAAGAAGAAGAAGTGAAACCTAGGAAGTATACATCTAAGGAGCCGAACGGTGAGATGATTATCACCCAGCTTATGAGCATCAAGGACTGTATTGAGGACATCCTAGAGAACATCGACGCTAAGTCTAATCTAGACCCGTGGATGGCATCTAAGATTTCCGTAATGGAGCACAGCATTGAAGCTGTTGAAGATTACATCAAACACAACGGTAAAGGTGAAAGCAAGGAAGAGTAAGAGCGCAGAGTTCTACGCCAATAGCCCAGAGGCTAGAGATAAGAAGAAGGCGTACGATACTAAGTACCACTCAACTGAAGAGCGGAAGAAGTACCGTGCGTTCCTGAATAAGAAGAATAGAGACGCCGGGACATACGGGAACGGAGACGGGAAGGATTACGACCACGACGAGGCACGTATGATTATGGCCAGACGCAACAGAAGCAAGAAATGAAGAACGAAGCATTCAACGATTGGCTGTTCCACTATAACCCATACGAGGATACGTGGAATGCATTCACTCGTGATTACTCGAATGATTACTTCAACGGGGTGGAAATCCCACAGGGGAAGTACCTCCAGAGCAAAGACATCAAGATTATCCTACATTACATCAACTGGAATGGCTAAGTCACTGAAGAAGAGAGGCAACAACACCAAGGGTGTCAAGCGTGTGAGTGCCGACAGAGCAACTGTTGGTGTTCGTAATTTTGAGATTATCAACCGTTTAGGAAGTGGAAGCTAAGAAGAAGGACCCAGCAAAGTGGAAGCGCATCGTTGCTAGCGTGAAGGCAGGCTCTAAGGGAGGAGACCCCGGCGAGTGGTCAGCCCGTAAGGCACAGCTGGCCGTACTTAGATACAAGAAGTCAGGCGGAGGATACTCAGGACCCAAGAAGGAGACGAGCCTATCTAAGTGGACCAAGCAAGACTGGACGACCTCCGACGGCAAGCCAAGTGAAGGTAAGAAGAGATACCTGCCCAAGGCTGCGTGGAGTGCGATGAGTGCCGCAGATAAGGCCGCAACCAACCGTGCAAAAGCTAAGGGTAACAAGTCCGGTAAACAGTTCGTACCACAACCCAAGAAAATCGCCGAGTGGGCGGCTAAATTCCGTAATTGATGAAAGCTAAGCGTACAGACCTGAAGAGACCCAATGAGGTTATGGTTAAAGCACCGAAGGGCTACCACTGGATGAGTAAGGGTGGACGCTACTTCCTGATGGAGCACACGGGCGAGTTCGTCCCGCACACCGACGCTGCGATGGAGATGCCATTCAAGGTCATTCGTCAGCATTGATAGCCTCACGGCCCTCCAGCTTCCTGTAAATCTTCTGAACGAGCAGTCTCCCCTTCTGGGTGAGCGCATACCTAGCGGCGTATCCCTCACTGCTCGATATCCCGAACATCTGACGTACGTCACTCTTAAGGCTGTGCTTATTGACGTACACATCTATAATACCAGCATCCAGCAGTGGCTTAGTGTAGAGAAGTCGCATCTTGTTGTCTGATATGGCCGCAAAGTGTGTTCTGGCATACATCAGAGTGAAGAACTCTAGGTCATAGATGAATAGCAGGAACTGAAACTGACTTGGAGTGAGTTCAAACTTCTGACATACATCAGACTGTACGTGACGGAGGTACTTGAGATAGTTACGTGCTATATCTCTGGCCGGTAGAATCGCATACTCCCGCATACGTCTGGAGTTGGCTCCACGTCTCATATTGTATTTGTTTTGTAAATTCGTAGCAAATTTCATACATTTTTCATTACAATGAGCATCCCAAAAGAAATTAGAGACGAGCTTTACGAGGAGTTTACTGGCCTTGTAGCGCAGATGAACGGCCTTATCATTAAGCACGGCCTCGAAGACTATGGATTTGTTGTTGCAGCCATTGGGGTAGTATCTCCATCTGATGAGGACGACGAGCCGGAGATGGACCTTGCGTTCTCAGTTAACGTGAACGACGAGGAAGAGCTTGACGAAATCGTGGGCTTCATCATCGAAGGATACCAGCACCAGCAGCGCAACGATACCAGCAGCGTAGATTACTGGCTGCGCCGTATGGGAGGGGGAAGTTCAGACTCAAACTAAACAATATGATTAGAAAGATTATTGTAGGGACGAATCCTAAGGACGCCCTAGCATACGTCGTAGGCAATAACGCCGGAAGCGACGGAACCATCGTAGCCATCGAGCTTGACGAGCGCACATTCGCAAAGTACGGGCGCAAGGATTACACCATCTACATCCAGAACGGTGACGGCACGATGCCTTGGAAGGAAATCATCGGTATGCCAGTGGTAATCGAAAACGACTGTAAGTTCTAATGAAGGTTCTACACGAGTTTATCGTACGTATGCCCAAGAAGTTCAAGGACACCATTAAGTTCGGTGATACTGAGATTTTCTTGGACTCTAGATTCGACGAGTTTGCCAACCGAATCTCTGAGGCTGAGATTGTCGCAACCCCGATAAAGTTCCCAACCGGAGCCAAGGAGGGCGATACGCTGTACTTCCACCACCACGTGGTGCTCGACAAACGTGCAGAAATCGACAAGGAGCTGTACAGAGTGAAGTTCGACCCAGACGGAGGTTATGGCTCACAGGCTTACGCCTACAAGGGTGATGACGGAGAAGTGAAGGTTCTCACTGGATGGGTGTTTCTCATACCGGAGGAGGCCGAAGAACCAACATCTGACTCTGGACTGATTATCTCTACAAAGAAGGAAGTCAAGATGGAGGGAGTCATTCGCTTCGATACCCCCGAACTGCTTGAGATGGGAGTTAAGGCTGGCGACAGAGTAGGCTTCAGCAAAGAATCTGACTATACGATGGATGTGAACGGTGAAAAACTCTGGAGAATGACACCTAACGACCTGCTGTATGTCAAGGAAGAAGTCTGAATTCACCACCATTGATGCGGCCATCAGACTTATGGAGTCGATGGAGGTCGCCATCAACAATATGATTGAGGAGATTAAGAAGCCAGTCGACCCTGAAATCAACGGGTCGGCACGCAAGGCTGAGCTCCAGTCAATCAAACAGACGGCAGTTGATGCTCGTGAGCTTCTGCAAGAAAGGCAACGGTTGGAGGAGATGATTAAGATGCTATCCGAGAACGGAAGTATGGGTGAGCAGGTTGACTTCGCAGGTGGCTTCGCTGAGAAATTCAGGAAGTAATGGCTGGGCTAAAGAAGATAGACGGGTATAAAGACTTCTTAGTGAACATCTGTCCGGATGATTCGCAGGGAGATGTTATTGAGATATCCGATATCTTCATCCAACTACCCAAACAACCAGCCAAGACGGATATTCTGTTCCACGACAAGAAACGTGAGGAGCAGATGTGGAAGAGATTGCCAGTACCTCAGGACTTAGTGCGTGTACGCTCTATGGATGAGTGGATGGAGCAGCCCAAGGAGTTCCGTATAAAACATAATGCTTACATCGAGCAGGAGTTTCACCGTCGTAGGAACGGTGTGTGGTTCTACAATAACGGTGTTCCAACATATATTACCGGGCATCATTATATGCTACTCCAGTGGAGCCAGATGGACATCGGTTACGCCAGCTTCCTAGACTTCCAGCGGACAATCTTCCTGCATCTAGAGGCGTGCAAGCAGGACCCTAGGTGCGTGGGACAGATATACACCAAGTGTCGACGCTCAGGTTACACCAACATCTGTGGCTCAGCACTGGCTGACGAGGGTACGCAGGTATCCAATAAGGTGCTAGGCATTATGTCCAAGACAGGTAAGGACGCACAAGAGAACATCTTTATGAAGAAACTACTCCCGATGTTCCGTTCCTACCCATTCTTCTTCAAGCCGATTCAGGATGGTACGACCAACCCACGTGTGGAGCTCGCATTCCGTGAGCCAGCAAAACGAATCACAAAGACCAACAAAGTCAGTGGGCAGACCGAAGCTCTTGATACGGTAATCAATTGGAAGAACTCAGTGGCCAACGCATACGACGGTGAGAAACTACACTATCTATACCTCGATGAGGCCGGAAAGTGGGAGAATCCGCTCGATATCAATGAAGTTTGGCGTGTACACAGGACCTGTCTGCTGGTAGGTAAGAAGATTGTAGGTAAGGCTATGGTCGGCTCAACTGTTAATCCTCTAGATAAGGGCGGAGCCAACTACAAGAAGCTGTACTACGACTCGGACCCCACCAAGCGTAACGAGAACGGGCGCACCAAGAGTGGACTCTACAAGCTGTTCATTCCAGCCTATGAGGCGCTTGAAGGATTCTTCGACGTGTACGGTATGCCCGTGGTTGAGGACCCAGCGGAGCCAACGCTTACGATGGATGGAGACATCATCAGCATCGGAGCTAAGACGTATCTATCGAACGAACGTAAGGCACTGATGCACGACCCGTATGAACTCAATGAGGTTATCCGTCAGTTCCCGTGGAGCGAGGAGGAGGCATTCCGTGACTCCACCAAGTCATCTCACTTCAACGTGGGAAAGATATACGAGCAGTTGCAGCACAACAGAGAGTTATACCCAAGCCCTGTAATCAAAGGCAACTTCGTGTGGAAGGACGGCAAGCCAGACACCGAGGTTCTATGGAACCCAGATGCCAACGGTCGCTGGACGGTTACGTGGCTACCACCAGACGATATTCGAAACAAACGAAAGACGGAGTTTGGCAAGGTGTTCCCGGCGAACGACCACCTAGGTACTGGCGGAGTTGACTCCTATGACCTCGACAATACGATGGACGGACGTGGCTCTAAGGGGGCCTGCCACATC